AAACCGAATGCGTCAGTGGACGGGTCAAAAAACTTGAATTTGTAGATTTCGCGCATTTTCATTCGCCCGCTTTCGCGGGCGCTCCGTTTTAATTAGTAATTGAGTCAAATGCCATTGCAATTACACCTACCATAATGAGCAAAAAAGAAATCGCGTAAAGAGTAGCAAACATTTTGTGGCTCCTATTAGTGGCAGCGCGTTTTGCGCTGTCCATGTAAAGAATTATATAGCATTCTTTTATTTGCGCAATCTTTTTCTTTACATTCTTTTTGTAGGCAATGTGGGCGATTTGTAGGCAATCGTTTTGGGCGCGGTTGCCTACGCGGGAACCCGCGCCGCGTCTACGTTTTAGCTATTTGTAGGCAATGTAGGCAATAAAATAGTAAGTGTTAATTTTTATAAAACTACTGTATATACGAACAGTACTGTATAAGACTGAAAACTACTGTATAGGATCCAGCGTCAATTTAAATTCGTTGCCTACATTGCCTACATTGCCTACAATTTACATTCTGACAACTAAAATGTAGGNGCGCGCCGCCCGCTGACGCGAACCGAATCCACTAGGCAAACTTGCCATTTTGACAATTACATAACCGCCCGCGATTACAGATAATAATTTTCGCGATTACAGATAATCGCCCGCGTCCCCANGCAACATTGCCATTTTAATAACATTGCCATTCTGATATCATTGCCATTCTGCTAATTGCCCGCTTGACAAGTTGGTAAGCACTTACTAACCTAAGCTGCCCGTTGTCAGCTTGGCAATAGTAATTCTTAGGTGTGGGGGGGAGGCGCCCGCGCCGAAGTGTGTGTGGCAGGGTGCTATCACAAACAATTTTTTATTTTTTTATGTTAAGCTACCAGCCATGTTTCAATCACTCCCCCTTACTATTCGTGAGGTCAAAGCGACTGAGGCGCGATTGCAGGCTATTTACGAAGCCGCCGCGCTTGGGCTTAAAGGCGATGCTTTGGCGCTTGCATCCGGAATGCTACCTGTCGAATACAGGCAGCTATGTCAGCTTGATCCTATGGCCGAACTGGCGATGCAAAAAGGCCGCGCAGATAGCGAAATGGAAGCATCGGCGCAGCTACGCGAATCAGCCAGAAACGGTGACGCTAAGTCAGCGCTGGCTATATTGCAGCACGTTCACGGCTGGACGGCCAAGCAAGAAATATCAGTCAACGTACAGAACATCAGCATCACGCAAGCGCTTGAACAGGCGCAACAACGCGTCATCGAAGGTCAATTTACTGAGGTACTAGAAGATGCCCGTCAATCAATTAGCTCCAGCGCCCGCCAACCAGTTGTTTCCGTTACAGACTGAAGTTCAGCGTAATCCATATATAGACGCATTGGTTCGTAAAGCGACAACTGAGTATCCATTTATCGCTAAACATAATCCAGCGGTTGAAGTTGGCGTTGGCCCAGGGTACGCTGAAACATGGCCGGTCGGTGAAACAGGCGCGCCGGATGAATATGGTAATCCTACCCGACCTAAGTCGTTTCCTACTAATAAAGTAGGCATTCAGGTTTTTAGGCCAAACGATTTTACGCATCATGATTTGGCAGGTGAAATACTTCATGTAGACCCGTATGCTAATAAAGCCCGCGATAAGTTGATTAAGTCGCTATCGCCGGAACAGATTAAGATGTTGCAACACCAGTCGAATGATTATCAAGCCACGCTGGACGAAGGGCGCCCACATGGCGAAGCGCTGCGTAACGCAACGGATGCTGCGGTGCGAGGGTATGTGTTTAGCCAATGGCCGGAAGAAGCTAACGCTAGTATGGGCTACAGCGCTCCGCAACGCGCGCTATTGGAATCGCTTAAAAACTATACCAAGACAGGCAAAGAATAATGGCCCAACAGCCAATATACTCGCCGGACGAAGAGCAGACGCTAATGACGCGGTTATGGTCACCGGCGCTAGCAAACGACCCTGAAGCGTTTGTNCTGTTCGCCTACCCGTGGGGACAGCCGAATACGCCGCTGGCAAAATTCAAAGGCCCGCGTAAATGGCAACGGGAAGTGCTGCGTGACATAGGCGCGCACATCAAGGCTAACCAAGGCAAGATGAACATGGACACATTGCGTGAAGCCGTGTCATCTGGTCGTGGTATCGGTAAGTCGGCGCTGGTTAGCTGGCTTATTAACTGGATGCTGTCCACCCGCATTGGATCGTCAGTCGTTGTTAGCGCCAACAGTGAAGCGCAGCTAAAATCGGTCACATGGGGCGAGTTGTCCAAATGGTCAGCCATGCTGATCAACAGCCACTGGTGGGAAATCAGCGCGACTAAACTGCTTCCTGCTGCCTGGCTAACGGATTTAGTCGAACGCGACCTAAAGAAAGGCACGCGTTACTGGGCGGCAGAAGGCAAACTGTGGTCGGAAGAAAATCCAGACAGCTACGCGGGTGTCCACAACCACGATGGAATGATGGTAATCTTTGACGAAGCCAGTGGTATACCGGACGCCATCTGGTCAGTCGCGGCGGGTTTCTTTACCGAGAATATTCTAGATCGTTATTGGTTTGCCTTTAGTAACCCCCGCCGGAACACTGGCTATTTCTTTGAGTGCTTTAATGCTAAAAGAGCATTTTGGAATGCACGGACTGTTGACGCCAGAACGGTCGAGGATACAGACAAGCAAGTTTATAACCAGATTATCGCGGAGTACGGTGAGGATTCGCGCGAAGCGCGGGTTGAAGTCTATGGCGAATTTCCATCCGCAGGCGAAGACCAGTTCATTAGCCCCGTTACAGTCGAAGATGCTTTCAAACGTCCGAAGTATAAGGACGAAACAGCCCCAATTGTCATGGGTATTGATCCGGCGCGCGGTGGCTCCGACTCGACGGTTATCGTTGTACGTCAAGGCCGCGATCTTATCGCCATCAAACGCTACCAAGGCGAGGATACTATGTCGATTGTTGGCCGCGTTATCGACGCAATCGAAGAGTTCAAACCGACTCTTACCGTTATCGACGAAGGTGGTCTGGGATACGGCATCTTAGACAGGCTGACCGAGCAACGGTACAAGGTACGCGGGGTAAATTTTGGCTGGAAGGCTAAAAATCCTATTATGTGGGGTAATAAACGCGCTGAAATGTGGGGCGCGATGAAAGATTGGCTTAAAACTGCTAGTATTTCAGAAGATCGTAAGCTAAAGTCTGATTTAACCAGCCCAACACGCAAACCTAACTCGGCGGGGACGATCTTTTTAGAGGGTAAAAAAGAAATGAAAGCCCGTGGCATGGCTTCGCCAGATGCTGCGGATGCTTTATGCGTAACTTTTGCTTTTCCTNTCGCGCATCGGGAGTATAATGCGACAAATATCCGTCGTCAGNCCGAGCCTGGCGTGGTACTTAACTCATGGATGGGAAGTTAAAATGGCTACTAAATTTGAAAAGTCTAAAAAAGACGTTGAGAAAAAAGGCGTTAAAGAAGGCAGCAAACGTGAGGTAGCGTCTGACAAACGTCAGGATAAGCCCATGAAAAAAAGTATGGGAGGTAAATAATGCCGCTCAAAAAAAGCACCGCGCCTAAAGCTTTTCGCGAAAATGTTAAAGCTGAGATTAAAGCTGGCAAGCCAATCAAACAAGCAGTTGCTATTGCTTACGCAACTAAACGTGAAGCTGCTAAGAAATCTAAATAATGGCCTATAACAGCGACGTAAAAGCAGCAGGTAAAGTATCTGAATCTGACCAAGCTGACGATCTAGCTAAAATGCGTAGCCGACTTTCGTTGGCTATTGGCGCTTATAGCGAATCTCGCGAAGATGAGTTGGATGACCTGCGCTTTTACGCTGGCTCACCTGACAATCAATGGCAGTGGCCCGCCGATGTGCTGGCAACGCGTGGCGCAGTGCAAGGTCAGACAATTAACGCCCGCCCTTGTTTGACTATCAACAAACTGCCGCAACACGTTCGCCAAGTAACCAACGATCAACGTCAAAACCGCCCTGCGGGTAAAGTTATTCCGGTTGATGACAAAGCTGACGTTGAAGTTGCTGAAATTTTTGACGGTATGGTTCGCCATATTGAATATATATCAGATGCGGATGTTGCTTATGATACCGCTTGCGAGAATCAAGTAACCTACGGTGAAGGTTACATCCGCATTCTGACGGAATACTGTAACGATGACAGTTTTGATCAGGATATCAAAATTGGTCGCATTCGTAACTCATTCTCAGTCTACATGGATCCTACGATCCAAGACCCATGCGGTTCAGACGCACAATGGTGCTTTATTACCGAAGATATGCTCAAGGATGACTATGAGCGTGAATTCCCTAATGCCAAACCTATTTCGACGCTGGAACAAGGCGGTGTAGGTGATCAATCGCTGGCGAACTGGGTTAATAAAGACACTATACGCGTTGCTGAGTACTTTTATATTGAGTACACCGACAAAAAGCTGAACTTGTATCATGGCAATGTATCGGCTTTTGAGGGTTCGCCTGAAGATCAGCAAATGAAAGACATGGGCATGAAGCCCTTGCGTACCCGCGTGGTTAATGCCAAGCAAGTTAAATGGTGCAAAACCAATGGGTATGAATTTATTGAGCAAAATGACTGGGCAGGATCATCTATTCCTGTCGTTCGTGTGGTTGGCAACGAATACGAAGTTGATGGCAAACTATATGTAGCTGGTTTGGTACGCAATGCTAAAGACGCGCAGCGTATGTACAACTACTGGGTTAGCCAAGAAACTGAAATGTTGGCGCTAGCACCAAAAGCACCGTTTATTGGATATGGCGGTCAGTTTGAAGGCTATGAAAACCAGTGGAAAACAGCTAATACGACCAACTGGCCGTATTTGGAAGTCAATCCAGACGTAACAGACGGTCAAGGCGGCGTTCTGCCATTGCCTGCTAGGTCACAGCCACCGGTAGCGTCTAGCGGTCTGCTGCAAGCCAAAATGGGCGCATCTGACGATATTAAATCAACAACAGGTCAGTATGATACAAGCCTTGGTCAAACTTCTAACGAACGGTCTGGTAAAGCGATTATGGCGCGAGAGCGTCAATCTGATACCGGTACTTATCATTATGTGGATAATTTGGCACGCGCTGTTCGCTATGTCACGCGGCAAATTGTAGACCTGATTCCTAAAATCTATGACACGCAACGTATTGCCCGCATCATTGGTGCTGATGGCGAAACGAACATGGCTAAGATTGACCCAACACAACCTGAACCAGTTAAAAAGATTGTCGATCAGTCAGGGATTGTGATTGAGAAAATTTACAACCCTGGCATTGGTAAGTACGATGTTTGCGTAACGACTGGCCCTAGCTACATGACCAAACGTCAAGAAGCTTTGGAAGGTATGTCGGTTCTGCTGCAAGGCAATCCACAACTGTGGGCGGTTGCTGGTGATTTGTTTATTAAAAACATGGACTGGCCTGGCGCACAAGAAATGGCTAAACGGTTTGCCAAAACTATTGATCCTAAGCTTATGTCTGACCCAGACGAAGATCCAGCATTGCAAGCAGCTAATCAGCAAATGGAAGCAATGGGTAAAGAACTTGATCAAATGCATCAAATGCTGCAAAACGTCGGTAAATCGATGGAAATGCAGGATATGGAACGCAAAGATTTTGAAGCTAAAATCAGGGCTTTTGACGCAGAAACTAAACGTATTGCAGCAGTTCAAGCCGGTATGTCACCAGAACAAATTCAAGATATTGTTTTGGGAACTGTTCATGGCATGATTACCAGTGGTGATCTAATTAATGAAATGCCTGGGCGTGGACAAATGCAGCCACCGCAAGGTATGCCACCGCCGCCAGAACAAGGTATGCCACAAGGTATGCCACCGCCGCCAGAACAAGGAATGCCACCACCGCCAGAACAAGGAATGCCACCACCGCCAGAACAAGGAATGCCACAATGAAAGCCGCTGATTTTGTAGGTTTGCTGTTTTTAGCGCGTGATGTTGCACATAGCGTGCATTTAAATACGCGTAGCTTTTCTAAACACATGGCATTGAACACGTTCTATCATGAAGTTATTGAAAACGCGGATGAATTTACTGAAGCGTATCAAGGTCGGCATGGGTTAGTTGGCCCTATTTCATTAATGTCGGCCAAAAAAACAGCTAACATTATTGAGTTCTTACAAGATCAACTTGATGAAATTGAAAAAGAACGATATAACGTAGTTGACAAAAGTGATACGTCTTTGCAGCAAATTATAGATAACATCGTTCAATTGTACTTATCTACGTTGTACAAACTAAGGTTTTTGGCATGACACTATTAGCGTCCCAAACCTACTTTGGTAAAAATGAACCGTTTGAGCTACAAGTAGCTCGCGGTCAAATACCAGGGCATACGCCAGTTAATATTTTTGGCTACCAAGCTGCGGTAACTACCGCAGGGCCGTATGCGGTTTGGGAAAACGTGAGCGCGTATGTGTTTCCTACTGTCGCGCAACGTATGCTGGTATATAGCTCTTCAGCGTCAGATACTAATTGCCGAATTGTTATTACTGGCTTAGATGTTAACTGGAATCCAATTAATGAATCAGTTATTTTAACTAACGGCGTTACAGGCATTCAAACTACGCAATCTTTTTTGCGTATTAATGGCGCGGTAGCGTTTAATGATACTTACGCGCTGCCAGTTGGAAACATTAGCATTAGTGACGTAGCAAAAACTGCTATATATAGCCAAATAAATGCTGGCATAGGTCGTTCACAAGCTTCGGTATACTCAGTTGCAGCTAACTCTACCTTTTATTTGTATCGCGTAGATGCATATAATAACGAAGCTGGCGGCGGCAACAATTATAGTAGTTATCGTGTTGAAGCAACAGACAACATTAATAAAACAAAATATTTGGTTTTGCAATCACCGTTTATTATTAACTATAACGCAGCACGCCAAATACCTTTTGCATACGCACAAAAAACTGACCTGCAATGGCAAATCAATACAGGAACTGGAACTTCGCCGATTGGCTTAATTGTCGAAGGTATTTTAATTAAAAACTCTGTGGAATAAATATGGCAAATTACACCTACATTTCAGCAACCGCAAATATTAAACCGATGGCTGGTAAGCTGAAAGGCATTTTTGTCAGTTCCGCATCTAATACCCCAACAATTACTGTTTATGATTCTTTAGCAAACGCGACAACTACAGTAATTTTGGGAACGTTTACGCCTGTTGGCGCAACTTCTTATGTATTGCCCCTAGATGGCGCATATGCTAGAGATGGCATTTATGTTGTCATTAGTGGTACAGTTACGGCTACAATTATTTATGAATAACCTTATCGGCGAGGATCACCGAGGATTCTAAGGAATCAATAAAATGTCAGATGAAGTAGAAATAGCGGAAGTACCCGCGCCAGAGCTGGAAATTACGGCAACTCCAGAACCTGAAGAAATAGCGCCGGAAGTACCTGTAGTAGCTAAAACCTTTTCCCAAGAGGACTTAGATGCTGCCATTGGTAAACGACTTGCAAGAGAACAACGAAAATGGGAACGGGAACAGTCGCAACGCGCAAGCGTTCAAGCTGCTGAAACGCCTCCCGTGCTTGACCAATTTAATACTGTGGACGAATACGCTGAAGCATTGGCGATTTCTAAAGCAGAACAACTATTGGCCGATCGCGAAGCGAAAAAGCAACAAACTGAACTTTTAGAGTCCTATCACGATAGAGAAGAGGAAGCACGGGGCAAGTATGATGACTTTGAACAAGTCGCGTACAACCCGAACTTGCCAATCACTACCGTGATGGCTCAGACGATTCAATCTTCTGAAGTTGGCCCCGACTTGGCTTATTACTTAGGGACTAACCCAAAAGAAGCGGATCGCATTTCCCGACTTCAGCCGTTCATGCAGGCAAAAGAAATTGGAAGGATTGAGGCCAAACTGATCTCAAGCCCGCCAGCAAAGAAAACATCGACTGCTCCATCGCCGATTAGTCCTGTCACTGCTAAAAGCAGCGGCGGTGCAGTTTACGATACTACTGACCCACGATCTGTCAAAACTATGACTACATCGCAGTGGATTGAAGCTGACCGTAAAAGACAGGCTAAAAACTATGAAGCGTCGAAACTCCGCTAATTTTACTTTTAGGAAATATCATGGCAAATAGCATTCTTACAATCGACATGATCACGCGCAAAGCGCTTGAGATTCTCGAAAATAATCTGGTTCTGACCCGTAACGTTAATCGCCAATACGACGATTCTTTCGCCGTTGAAGGTGCAAAAATTGGTTCTACCCTGCGTATTCGTCTGCCTGACCGCGCTCTGGTAACTGACGGTGCTGCCCTNCAAGTTCANGATGACAACGAACAGTTCACCACCCTGTCTGTGGCTAACCAAAAGCATATCGGCGTAAACTTTACNTCTGCCGAACTGACCATGCAATTGGATGACTTCGCAGAACGTGTTCTGAAACCGCGTATCTCCCAACTGGCCTCCAGCATTGATGCTGACGTTGCTAATGCATATCGTACTATTGGTAACTCGGTCGGTACGCCAGGCACTACGCCATCGACTTCGTTGGTTCTGCTGCAAGCGCAGCAAAAGCTGAACGAAAACGCTGCTGTTATGTCCCCACGTTACGCTACTGTTAACCCAGCAGCTAACGCCGGTCTGGTTGAAGGCATGAAAGGTCTGTTTAACCCGACCGATACCGTTAGCCGTCAGTTTAAAAATGGCATGATGGGTACAGGCGTTCTGGGCTTTGAAGAAGTCAATATGTCGCAGTCGATCAAACAGCACACCACAGGTTCTCGTGATGCTACCGCTGCTACCATCGTTGCCGCTTCGGTGACTTCGGAAGGTACTGCTACCCTGTCGCTGTCACAAGGTTCGGTTACTACGATCATCAAAGCTGGTGACGTATTTACCATCAGCAGCGTGTTTGCGGTTAACCCACAAACCCGTGAAACGACTGGTTCGCTGTTCCAGTTTGTTGCTCTGGCTGACGCTACTGCCGTGTCTGGTACTTGGACTGTTACCGTGGCTCCGATTTATTCGGCAGCTCATGCTCTGGCAACCGTCAATACGCTGCCGCTGGTCAATGCTACTGTGACTTTCTTGGGCGCTGCTTCAACCCAATATGCACAGAACTTGGTCTACCACAAAGACGCTATCACGTTTGCAACTGCTGACTTGCTGCTGCCACAAGGCGTAGACATGGCTTCGCGTGCTGTCCATAACGGTATTTCACTGCGTGTTGTTCGTCAGTACGATATCAACAATGACCGTATGCCTTGCCGTATTGACGTTCTGTATGGCTACAGCACCATCCGTCCACAAATGGCCGCGCGTATCTGGGGCTAATTAAAAAGGGGGGTAATACCCCCTTTTCTAAAACTTTTTAAGGAAAAATATCATGGCAATTCCAAATGGTGCAGGTGGTTATCAAGTTGGTGACGGCAATCTGGCTGAAGTTGAAATTTATGATCAAGGTGTGCCAGTTGCGTATGCTGCTGCTGCGTCACCGCTGCTAGTGGCTGATGTTACTAACGGTATTATTAACTATTCCGGCGCGTCTGCTAACCTGCAATTGCCGCTGGTTTCGGATCTGGAAGCAGTTGTTTCTGTCGCTAAATCTAACTTTGCGTTTAGGTTTAACGTAATTGCTACCGGCGCTGGTACGGCTACGCTGACTACCAATACTGGCTGGACGTTGGTTGGTTCGGCTGCTGTTGCAAATGGTACTTCAGGTGCTTTTATCGCCCGTAAATCGGCTGCTGGCGCTTGGACGCTGTATCGCGCATCGTAATTAAATAGGGGCTTCGGCCCCTATTTTTAAAGGAAAATCATGCCTAATACTAAAGCAATCGGCGTAGCTTACGCTGATCCTCAGTTTGACAGTGTTGCGGTAACTGGTGCGGTCACAGCCGCTACTGTTACTACTTCAGGTGACGCGGCGGCATCTAATGCTGTTGCAGGCGTTTATTTTTACTCCACCGCTATTACAGCTAATACAACTACCACCACGGCCCCAAAAGGATCGTTCGGCATGACCAGTAACGCTACTGGTTTGGGTAAGTTGTTTTATTCTGATGGTAGTAAGTGGCAGCTAGGCGCTATTACTTAATAAGGCGGGGGGCTTAGGCTCCCCATCTAAACTATGAACATATATCTACAGCACCCTATTCATGGCCGCAAGATTGCCACTATGGAACTTGAAGCCGAAAATGATGAACAAAACGGCTGGACGCGATACAATGACGAAGCGCCTAAAGTTGAAAACGAACTGATAGCACGGCGTAAACCTACGCGGAGCGCAGCTAAAGGAACCTAAGCATGACAACATATACTGCTGGCGAACAAATTAATGCTGCGCTGCGCTTGATTGGTCAGCTAGCAGAAGGCGAAGATCCAACACCGCAAGCATCGCAAGATGCGCTTACTGCGCTAAATCAAATGATCGACTCATGGAACACTGAGCGGTTAATGATTTTTAATACTCAAGATCAGGTGTTTACTTGGCCTGCGGGGGTGTTAACGCAATCTGTTGGCCCTAGCGGTACTTTTGTCGGCAATCGTCCGGTTATGATTGATGATTCGACTTACTACCTTGACCCTGGTACTAACGTGTCTTTTGGTATTAAGTTTATCAATCAGCAGCAATATGATGGCATTGCAGTCAAAACGGTAACTTCCACTTATCCACAAGTTTGCTGGATAAATATGGAATACCCGAATCTTACAATGACCGTTTATCCAAAACCTACACNAGATTTGGAATGGCATATTATTTCGGTTGATGAGCTAAACAAACCGGCTTCGNTGTCCACACAAATTCTATTCCCGCCAGGCTATCTGCGCGCGTTTAAATACAATTTGGCGTGCGAAATTGCGGCTGAATTTGGTGTCGAACCGCCGCCAACAGTACAGCGGATTGCTATGGCATCTAAACGTACTTTGAAACGTCAAAATAATCCAGATGACGTTATGTCTATGCCTTATGCGCTGGTTGCAACGCGTCAGCGCTTTAACGTGTACGCCGGAAATTACTAATGCAAACACCGATTTTAGGTCAATCATATGTTGCCCGCAGCGTTAATGCTGCGGATAGCCGTATGGTCAATCTGTTTCCAGAAGCTACTCAAGAAGGGCAAACGTCAGGTTTTCTTAACCGCGCGCCTGGCTTGCGTAAATTGGCAACGGTTGGTACTGGCCCTATTCGGGGGTTATGGGCGTATGGCGGGTATGGGTACGTTGTGTCCGGTAGCCGATTGTATCAACTGGATACAAACTGGAACGCAACCGTATTAGGTGCTATTTCTGGTTCTG